GAAGAACCGTCTGTTAAATTCCTTCCAGAAGGCTGGAATGAATTTAACAGACATCGAGTCAGACAGCGAAACCGAAGAGAATCTTGGCGATATGCTACTGACGGCTTTCACGCTGATAAAAGGATTTCTCGCTGACGACTGCTCGGTATTCGTGTGCAGTCCGCAAGGTGGCTCGCTCGGACTGATGATGATGATGATGATGATGATGAACGCTGGTTTAGAGATAAGACACGTTCTTAACTGGGCAAAGAATAGTCCAACATTTTCTCTCGGAAGGTTGGATTACGAATACCAGCACGAGCCTATTTTATTTACGTGGGTGAAGACGCACAAGCGCTATAAGCGCGGACAATTCAATACCTCACTTTGGCATGTGGATAAACCACGTCACTCTGCTGAACACCCGACAATGAAGCCGGTGGAGTTGCCAGTGAACGCTATATTGAATCACACAGACGATGGTGATATTTGTCTGGATAACTTTCTTGGCTCCGGCACGACCCTCATCGCCTGCGAGAACTTGGGGCGGAAGTGCCGCGCAATCGAAATCTCACCGGCGTATGTGGCTGTGGCTCTCCAGCGTTGGGCTGACCTGACCGGCAAGACGCCGGAGCTTGTTACACAAGTTGAAACAGGTTGATAATGGCAAACCCGACAGGCAAGGGCGGATTCAAGCCCAGAGACCCCCGCATCAACCGCAAAGGGCGACCAAAGACCTTTGACAAACTGCGCTCGCTGGCTCAAATGATAGCGGTGGAGGACGGCATCACGACTGACGAGGCTATCCTCTCCAACGTGGAGGTGATACTGCGCGGGATGATGAAGAACGACCCGAAGCTGTTCCTTGAGATCGCATACGGCAAGGTGCCGAACCCGATTGAGCTATCAGGCAAGGACGGGAAATCGCTCATTATTGAGTGGGTAGATGCTGAAGGAGATGTTACCGATTGATGCAAGGGTGCGTTTTGCTTTGCACGAGGCGCAGAGGGAAATTCACGGATGCGATTCACGCTTCCGGGTTGTATCAGCGGGTAGGCGTTTTGGCAAAACGCGGCTCGCGGTTATGGAGTGCATTGAAGTTGCGAATAATGGCGGGCGGGCGTGGTGGGTATCACCGACCTATAAAATGTCAAATGTCGGTTGGAGACCTCTCCGGCAAATATGCTCGCGTATTCCAGGTGCGACAATTCGCAAAGTGGAGCGTGAGGTGATACTACCTGGCGGCGGCATGATAGGCGTGCGTTCAGCCGATAATCCTGATAGCCTGCGCGGTGAGGGGCTTGATTTCGTGGTGATGGACGAGGCGGCATATATTCAGCCGGAAGCGTGGAGCGAGGCGATAAGACCGGCGTTATCAGACAGGCAGGGGCGGGCTCTGTTCATCTCGACTCCGCGCGGGCGTAATTGGTTTTGGAGCGCGTACCTCAAGGGCGAATCCGAGCCCGATTGGTCAAGTTTTACGTTTCCTACCAGTGCAAACCCGTATATACCGAAGTCCGAAATAGAGGCGGCGCGGCGTGAATTGCCGGAGATCATTTTCAGACAAGAGTACCTTGCCGAGTTCGTGGATAGTGAAGGCGCGGTATTCCGGCGGGTGCACGATGCGGCAGTACTAAAACCGCTTGACGAGCCTCAAGAGGGGCGGCAGTATGTCGCGGGTGTGGATGTGGCGGCTTCCGTTGATTACACGGTTATTACGGTTATCGATACCGATAGCAAAGACGTGGTTTATCTTGATCGGTTCACGCGGGTTGATTATCCGGTATTAGAGGATAGGCTCACGGGGGTTTATCACCGCTGGAAACTTACCGGGATGGTGGTAGAAGCAAACAGCATCGGGCGGCCTGTGATAGATCACCTGGTAGAGCGCGGGTTGAGGATTATGCCGTTCACCACTACCAATGTCACGAAACACGCGATTATTACTGCGCTTATGGCAGCGTTTGAGCATGGTCAAATTAGGATAATTGACGACCCCGTTTTGATTGGGGAATTATTGAGTTATGAGAGCAAGCAAAATGCGAGCGGGTCAATATCCTACTCTGCGCCAGACGGCGGGCATGATGACTGCGTTATGTCGCTTGCTTTTGCCTGGAACGCGGTAGAAGCAGCGCAACCGCTTATCCTATTCGGAGCCTGACCATGAAACTTACAACGATAGACAAGGCTTATAAAGGACTGGTATCCATCCCGTCGTGGCAGCAGAAACTACTTTCTGACGCGGCTGATTTTACCAACACGATAGACAGCGTGCAGGCGGCGTACCAGAGCGTGCCGCTGGTTTATCGCGGGGTGAAAATGCGCTGCGATGCCATCTCAAGTGTGCCGGTGAAAATCTACAAGGGCGATAACGAGCAGGAATGGCCGTACAAGACCGCGCTCAGGCAGTTGATCTGGAACACGGAAGCTGGGTTACTCGGTGATGGTAAGGCGGTGATCCTGAAGCTTAAGAACCGCGTTCGCGTGCTTGACCTGCAATGGCTGAATCCTTTCACGGTGAATGTAACATACGACCAGGCGCGCGGGTTGTACTTCTCCCAGCACGGGCAGGCGTGGCCGGACGCGGACGTTATTTACATCAAGGAATTCTCATACAACGATGACCTGACGAGCGGGGTATCAACGGTGCAGGCGTGCTTGAATGACGCGGCGCTGATGAACTACCAGACGCGCTTTGCCTCGCGTTTCTTTGAGGCGGGTGCTATGCCGATTGTGCTGGTGAGCGCTGAGGGCACTATCAACGATGATGAAAAGGCGCGCGTACAATCGTTTTTCACAAAATTGGCGTCAGGGGTTGGCAACGCGTGGCGCTATCTGGTAACACGGACGAAACTGACGCCGGAAGTTGTTAGCCAGGACATCGACAAAATGTCAATGCCGGAGCTGTACACGCAGGCGACTAAGAACATCGCTAATGCCTTCGGTATTCCAGTCAATATGTTTATGGGTGATGACAACTACGCGAGCGCGGCGGAGCACCGGCTCGGATTCTGGCAGGACGTTATCAGGCCAAGAGCGCGGATGATCGAGGACGCTTTTAACCAGCAGCTGCTTGAAGCGCAGGGCTTGCGCATGGAATTCTCATTTGACGAAATGGACATATTCCAGGAGGATGAAGTCAAGCGCGCGGACTCGCTCAGTAAGATGGTTTCTGCCGGAATTCCGCTGGGTGACGCTATGGAGATGTTAGGCTACGATCTGCCTCAGGATAAGACCTACGCGGATTATAACGTGGTGCCGGAGCCTGAGACCATCGAAGTGCCCGCGCTGCCGGTTGAGCCGCCGCCTTTCCCGCTTGAGGATGAACTCGGCAAGTGGCAAAAGAAGGCGCTGAAGCGATTGGAAAAAGGCAAGTGTGCTGATTGCGCGTTTGAGAGCGATATTATCCCGGAAGGGATGCAGGCTGAAATCCACGAGGCGCTGAAATTATGCCGTGACGAGGACGAGATAAAACAGGTGTTCGATGGCACATATGAACACTCAGGAATGGGTGAACTGATAACCGAGCTTCGGATGGCAACAGCGCTGATGCGGGCGGAGCCGCAGGTGCTGAATGTGAGAATGGTGCAGGATGAACGCGAGGGATAACCTGATGGCCGTTATCGAGAAGGTCAAGGGCGCGGTTCGTGACCGTGACCGCTTCGAGGCTGAAATGGAGCGCAAACTTGGGCGCGCGTGGGCGGAGCAGCGCAAAGAGCTTATGCGCTTACTCGGAGACCCTCCGAACATGGCCAATGTTCCGGAATCCTACTGGAATAACGGCTATCAGGTTATCCGGCGCGCGGTTGCTTCTGTGTTTGAAGAGATTTACCTGTCTCAGGAAATGGCATTTGCAGAAGCGGCGCGGATAGGAATTGATTGGACACTTGCGAACAAGCAGGCGGCTGATTGGGCATACCGCTTCGCCGGTGAATTATCCAATACGCTGAATGACACGACCCGGAACGCGGTAGCGGATTACGTTGGTAAATTCTTTGATCGCGGTTGGACTATGGACGAACTCGCCAGCCGGATAAATGATGTGGTATTCAGCCAGGCGCGGTCAAGGGCGATTGCCATAACCGAAACCACGCGCGCAGCAACGCAGGCCGAACTTGCAACCGTGAATTACTACGAGGCGACTTACGGCGTGAAATATAAGCCGTTTTGGGAGACGGTACTAGATGACGCGGTATGTGATATTTGCGGTCCTAAACACGGCAAGGAAATCACGGACGGGGAGTACCCGCCCGCGCATGTGAATTGCCGCTGTGAGGTTAACTGGGTGATACAGTGAGCGATTTTACCGTAACCATTGACGGGGTGGAAGAATTGTCACGGCGCTTGCAGATAGAAGGCGGGCCGGGAGGCAATCCTTTACGTGACGGAATGGACGCGGCGGCTTTTGATACCGTGCAGAAGGTGCAGCTCTATCCTCCCGCGCCTAAGAATTCGAGTTATGTTAGAACAGGCGCGTTGCATGATAGCTGGACGCACGAGGTATCAGACAGCGGACTTGAAGCGAAGATCGGGAGCAAGATACCATACGCGCCTTATGTACAGGGGCGCATGAGTCAGACGTGGTATCACCGCAGGACTGGCTGGAAGTTGGCGGAGGTGGTGGTGGAGCAGAATATTGACCGCATCAAGAAGATCATCACCGGATTTATCCAGGCGAGGCTTGATGGAAAGGCGTGAATTCTGGCTGGGTATCAGGCAGGCGCTTCTCATGGCGCTTGACGCTATGGAGCGGATGCTTGAAATCTCGCCGACAACGGCGGAGATAAGAAGGATGTATAAGGGCAAGACCGACTAACTAAATAGCAAGGCAGTCCGACAGGAACGCCGCGAACTTGTGAGAGCGAAAAGCCTCATGGGTTGGCGGCGTTTCTTATTTTACGAGGTGAACTATGAAGCTGAAAATTCAAACACCACTACCAGAAGGGTTGAAGGCGGTAAAGCGTGAACCCGTGCAAGCGGTAAAACGCTTTGACGAACTCAATGAACCTGAGTACATCGTTTTGGGCGTTCCCTACGGCGGGCACCTGGACGGCAAGGACGCGGACGGGCAGTTTTTCAGCGTCAAGACCGATACCTGGCTGAATGATGAAAAAGAGATTCCTGTTACTTATTATCACGGCTTCGGGCCGGATGATAAGAACGAGTGGCAGGACGTTCCCGCTGTTATCGGCATTGCGAAGTTTGACCACGAGGACGATAGGGGCGTGTGGTTCAAGGTGAGGCTGGATGACAGCGAGCCTTTGACCGGGCGCATCACGGGGGTCAAGGCGGAGATCGTCAAGGCGAGCTCAGGCGCAATCGGGCACCTGGCGCGGTTCGGGGATGATGGCGAAATCCTGATATGGCCGCTCGGTGAACTGGCGTTATTTGACACAAACGAATGGAGAAAGCCCGCTAATGAATTAGCGGTTTTCACGGCTAAGGCTGAAATCACGGAGGCTGACGCGGAGGCGGTAACGCAAGCGGAGGCGGTTGACGAAGCTGAGCCGATTGACTTACTTATTCCAACGGAGACAAACATCATGGAAGAGACCGAAAAGAGGGACAACCCCTCTGTAGATATTGACGCGCTGTTATCGCGCTTCGCTTCACTCGAAGCGAAATTGGACAAGATCGCGGATGCACCGGCTATCAACGCCCCTGCAATCATCAAGGCTGAAAATCTTGGCGACCCCGATCCTAATAAGGCATTTATCCACTACCTGCGCTCAGGCGAGCGGGTAAAAGGGCTGAAAGCCAACGTTGCCCCTATGGGCGAATCCACCGCCGCGCAAGGCGGGTACGCTGTGCCGGATGACTTTCTCGGTACCATCGTTGAAAAACGCAACGAGTTATCCATCCCGCGCATGGCAGGCGCTACGATCATCCAGACCAACCGCGATGTGCTGAATATCCCGGTTGAGGGCACCTCACAGACCTACTTTACTCGCGGCACTGAAATCAGCGCCGTTGACGAGGACGAGCCGGGTTTGGGGCAGGTCGCCGTGACCGTGTACCCGTTCACAAAACTGGTCAAGGTTTCGGAAGATCTGTTAGAGGATAACGCCGCGAACCTGAACGCGTTCCTTGCCAACTCCTTCGGGCGTTGGTGGGCGATGACCGAGAACCGCTGCACCTTGATCGGTGACGGCTCCGGCGATCCTCAGGGTATTTTCGTTGGCGGTACTGCTGGCTTGACCTTCGATGATACCAACGGCATCGCGGCTGCCGAAATCCCGGAACTGTTTTACAAGCTGGGGCAGGGCTACCGCAACAACGCCTCATGGGTGCTGAGTGATACCACCCTCGCGTACCTGCGCGGGTTATCCTCAAGCTCTGTGTTCACCTTCGGGCCAATCGAGATCGACAGCGGCAAGATGATGGGTAAGCCGTACTTTACCTCTGCCTACGCTGCGAACTACTCTACCACCGCTTACAAGTCACTTTGTATCGGTGATTGGAGCATGTACGCGATGGTGGAGCGCAAGGGGTTGACCATCCGGCGCCTGTCAGAGCTGTATGCCGGAACACGGCAGGTTGGTATTCTCGCAACCGCGCGGTTTGGCGGCGCGGTGATGCAGGCGGAGGCCTTCCAGTACGGCACTCAGGCATAAGGAGGTTTGACATGGAAGAGTTGATGGCGTATGTCAAGCCAGTAATGGCGGTTATACCGGTTAGCGGCTCAGGGGCTGCTATTGCCGCGACCGCCGTGACAGCAGTCGGGTATAACCGCGTTT